ATTATGAAATTAATACTATCTGTAAATCATTGGTAAATGGTAAAGGAACGGATGAAAGATTGTATTCACTAGAAATGAGAATGAAATATCTTACTTCACAGCTTACTGAAATAGCACAATTAAATATTGATAATCCTAAAGCTATCGTAATAGAAGAAAAAGGATTTGATTGGAACAATGTAATCACTAAAATAAAATAAATATGGCAACTGAACAAAATGCACCAGTACAAAATGGATTTGTGTTGTTTAAATTTAACGGAACAGCACCTTTTGGATTAGCTAACACACAAGCTATCATAACTTTAGAAATGGCTAACATTTTTGTAGAAAGAAAATATGGGGCTATTTGTAAATAATTCAGACTTTACTGATAAGTTTGAATTACATACTGGTATGTTTGATACCCAGAAGCTTACTGAATATATTGATAGATATGAAGAAATATATTTGAATGAGTTGTTGGGTATCAACTTATTTAATGATTTTAAAGCTGATTTAGTTGGTGGTGTACCACAAAACACTAATTACTTATTCATATTTAATGAATTTAAGTATGAAACTGATATTAGGTTAATCATTTCAAGAGGTATGAAGGATATGCTTATTGGATTCATTTATTTTGAATTTATGAAGGATAAAGTAGCACAAAACACATCAGTTGGTATGACTAAACCTAGAAATGAAAATTCTGGTGTTGTTTCTGCACACAATCCAATTTATTTGAGATACAATGAAGCTGTTAAGACTTATAAAGCTATTCAAGATTACATTATGCTTAATTTAAGCAATGTAAAATATGAAAAGTTTAGAGGGTATAATAAAATGTATGCTTATTGGTTATGAAAGATGTTTCAGAAATTTTTGAAGAAATTGTCAATGCTATTGATAATAAAATTAGTATCAATTCTATATCTATTGTTAATGGTAAAGCTAGGATTTTTACTTGTGATACTAAATGGTTACGTGTTGGTAAAAAAGTATCTGGTAAAATCTTGGGGGGAAGTGTAAATGAAGCTTTTGTTACAGCTATTGAAGTAGACACTTACTTTGATATTGACAATGTAAACATAGTTTCTGATATATACGCACCTAAACCAACTGCAATGTTTGGAACTAGAACTGCTACTAATAATGAATGGAATCTTAAAACACCTAATCTGCTAAATAAAACACCTATAATATGGTGTTTGGAATTGGTTAATGAAACACATTATGGATTTGAATCTTCATTGGAAAGAGATATAGAATTAAAAGTATTTTTCTTAGATGAAACTGATATTCTTAATTATGTAACTAAAGACCATAGACAACAAGTAGTTAAACCTATGTTATATTTAGCACACGCATTTAAGGAAGTTATTGACAAAAATGCGTTGTTTAAAAGAATAGCACAATTTAACGTACTAGGTTTTAGTAGGTTTGGAACTGAAAGTGTTACTGGAATGATTGAAAACATATTAGATGCAAATTTAAGTGGTACATCAGTTCAGTTTAACGTTTCAAAATATAAAGAAGGTTGCAAATGTTAACTTAGAGCCGACAACACTCAACAAGTCTAACGCACATTATAAATTAACTTTTAAATTAAACTAACAAATGGAAAACAATTTAACTCCAGAGCAAGTGATTGAGAAATTAAACTCAATGTTCTCTGAAAAAACTGCAAACTTTTCTTCTAAAGAAGATTTTGAAGGATTGAAAAGCGAAATCGCTAAATTTAAAACTTACGATGACACAGCTGTAAAAACAGCTATTGCTACATTGGAAGGTAAATTAGAAGGTATTAAAGAAGCTTCTAAATCTAAAGAAGTAACAGTTAAGTCATTAGGACAAGCTATTGCTGATTCTTATGCTGAAAACATCGACAAAATTACTGAAGTAATTGAGAAAAAAGGTGGTACAGTAAGCTTAGATATTAAAGCTGTAGGTACAATGACAACTACTGGTAACTATACTGGTGGTACAGTTGCTTTAACACAATTGGAAACTGGTGTTGCTAGAATTAACAGAAGAAAGCCATTTTTACGTGAGTTAGTTAACTCTGCTGGTACTACTTCTAAATACATCACTTACATTGAGCAAACTAGCCCAGAAGGTGGTGCTGGAATGACTGCTGAAGGTGCATTGAAATCACAAGCTGATTTTGACTTAGTTGAAAGACAAGCTATCGTTAAGAAAGTTACTGCTTGGATTAAAGTATCTAAAGAAATGGCTTCTGATTTACCATTCATGCAAGGTGAAATCAATACTGAATTAGTTGAGTTAGTTCAATTGAAATTAGACGAGCAAATTCTTTCTGGTGATGGTTTAGGAGATAACTTAGTTGGTATCTTAACTAATGCTGTTGCTTTCTCTGCTGGTGGTTTTGCTTTAACAATTGTTGCACCTAACGAAGCTGATGTTTTAAGAGTTGCTATAAATCAAATTGAGAAAGAAGATTTTATGCCTAACTACATTGTTCTTAATCCAGAGGATTCAGCTAAAATGGAGTTGATTAAAACTACTCAAGGTGAATACACTTACCCAATGATTTACGTTAATGCTAACGGAGAATCAAGAATTAAAGGTATTCCAGTTGTAACAAATACTGGTGTAACTGCTGGTACTTTCTTGGTAGGTGATTTTACTAAATCTAACTTACGTATGAGAGAAGAATTGAACATTCAAGTTGGTTTCGTAAATGACGATTTCACTAAAAACTTGTTTACAATCCTTTGTGAAGCACGTGCTACTCACTATGTAAAAACTAATCACTATAAAGCTTTCGTTAAAGGTTCATTTGCAACTGCTAAAACTGCTTTATTGAAACCATAATTAATTGGGGAGTAAAATCCCCTTTTTATTTAACTAATTAAAAATATATAGAAATGGCTTTAGGTTGTAAATGTAATTCTGGATTGTCCAATACTGGACAGCCAAACTGTATCACTCTACAAAGTGTTACTTCAAGATTAATTCTTGTTCCTCTAAAAGATGCTACTGGTGCTTTAAACAAAGTATCATTAACTACTAATCCTACTTGGTCTTCATTGTTTACTGAATTAGATGCTACTAAACGTTGGTATCCACTACCAGTATTTGAAAACGTTGAAATGGCTAAAGCTGATTCTACATTTGAAGAAGCACCATCTGGTCGTAAAGTGTTTATCAAGTCTGGTAAACGTTCTTTCGCTGGTGAATTATGGTCGCAAACACCAACATTCTTGTCTAAACTTGAATCTAACAGATGTTCTGATTTTGGTTTCTACATTGTTGATGTTAATGGTTCTTTAGTTGGTTCTAAAGTTGGAAATGATTTATACCCAATTCCAGTAGATAACGAATCATTTGAAGCTAAATTAATGTTTGCTACAGATGCTTCTATTCAAAAAATCATGTTGTCATTTGACTGGTACAGATTATTTGATGAATCTACTTTATGGTTGGTTTCTCAATCAGATGCTAATTACGATTTCAATGGTGCTGATGGTATATTAGATGTTAACTTGACTAAAGTTTCTTCTACTGCTACTTCTCTTGTTGTTGATGCTAAATTAGACTATGGAAGTGGTAACAATCCAATTGCTGTTAAAGGTTTATTGTTAGCTAACTTTGCTTTAAATAATGCTACTACTGGTGCTGTTATTAATATTAGTGCTGTGGCTGAATCTACTTCTGTAGATGGTCAATACACTTTGACAATTGCTAATACAACTTTGTTAACACCAATTAAATTGAAAGTATTGTCTACTTCAAATTATGAGGGATTATTAAGCACACCTTTGTAATAGTTAATTGCTTTTTTATGTTAATGGGTAGGGTGTTATGCCCTACCTTTTTTTATGAACTTTAAAAAATAAAATATGTTTGGTTGTAAATGTGGATTAGGTTTGTCCAATACTGGATTACCGAATTGTGTTACCTTACAAAGTGTAACAACAAGATTAATATTTGTTAATCTTAAAGATTCAACTGGTGCTTTAACAAGGGTAGATTTAACAGCTTTACCTAACTTTTCTAACTTATTTACTGCTGTAAATCCAAAAGATAGATGGTATCCTTTAGAATCGTTTGATAATGTTGAAATGCCTATTGCTGATAGTTCATTTGAGGAAACAGCTAGTGGTAGAAAATTCTTTATTAAGTCTGGTAAACGAAGCTTTAATGGAGATATGTATTTACAAAGTCCAGAAGCTTTAAATATTATAAATTCATTTTCTTGTTCACAAGTTGGTGTTTATGCTGTTGATGCTAATAATAACTTAGTTGGTATTAAAGATGGTAATTTCCTTTACCCTATTCCAATTAATAATAAGTCTTTAGATGCTAAAATAGTGTTTGCTACTGATGCAAATGTTCAGAAAATGAATCTAACGTTTGACTTCTTAACTTCTGTAGATGAATCTAAAATGTGGTTAATACCTTATAGCGATACTAACTTTGATTTTAACTTGGTTAGTGGAATTAAAGATATTGTTATTGCTAATACAGAGGTTTTTTTTGGTGGAGAATTTGGAGGTTTTCAAATTGATTATTTTAATGTAGAAATAGTTTATAAAAATGCTGAAAACGATATTCCAATTTCTGGTTTAAATACATCTTTAATAAAAATATGGGTGTTTCAGTTTTTTGAAGACCCAATTACTGGAAATCCAATAGTTACTCCACCATTTGAAGCTGTAAATGGTGTTACTTTAAACTGGACTATATCTGATTTAGGAAATGGAAAATATAAGATTGATATTTCATTAATAGACCCAGCTGTAAATATTTTAGGTTTAAAATATTTTGCTGGAGGTTTTGAAATGAGTTCTAAACTTTTTAATCCATATCAGAAAGAAAATTTCTAATCACAAAAATCTAATTGAATTAAGGGTAGCTTGTATGTTACCCTTTTTTTATAACTTTGAGTTATGGTTAACTTAATGGATACTAGACTTGGTGAAATGCTGTATAGTGCTTTAGCTTTAAAGTCTGGTCATGGTAATGCCTTTAAGTTTGCTTTCAAACACGACATCATATCAAATTTAGTTACTTACTTGAATACTAGAAACTTAGAGAAAGGTTTAGACAGTAAAGGTAGGATAATCACAAATAAATACACTAAGCAATCAGTTTATTCACCTAGGACTGAACAGATTTACAAAGAATCAATTGGTAGAATTGTTAAAGCTGGTTCTAATTACACAATGAAATATTCTGGAGATTTTTGGCAATCAATTGAATTAGCACAGCCAAACTTTGATTTTGTAGAAATAAAATCTGACAATATTAAAAGAAGTTTTACCAATAAGGGTGTACAGACTGATGAGGTTGATTTGTTTAACTTATACGGAGAAGATATTGTAGGGTTACAAGAAAGAGATTATATTATTTTAAGAAAAAACGTTTTACCATACTACATCAAATATGCAAGGGGAATTTTGGGAATCAATTGAAGATATGCCACTATATAGTTGGCACAAGTGTTTAGAGGGTAAGCTAGAGTACGTTCACAAAGAATTTAAGATTACAAGTGAAAGTGAAAAGCATTGGGAGTTTTTATATAATGAATTAACGGAGTTTAAAGGCATAGCACCAAAAGAACAGAAGTTGTTTAATGCTATCAAAAGGAAAGCTTTGTTAGAATGTGAATATTTGAGGACTGGCAATCGAATGAACATTACTTTGATAGATATAGAGGAACAGAAGATTAAAGCCCTTAGAGATGAGGAAAAGGAGGTTGAGGGGGATTATTCAATTGAAAAGACCTTGATTAAGTTAGGTCAATGGTTAGGTTACAGACTTGATTGGAAACAGATAAGTGTAAAAGAATTTTATTTAATAATAGACGAATATGGCAAACAAAATAACTAAAGACGAAATTGCAGACAAAGACCTCTTTGATAATATTGTAAAGAGTGCTAATACAGCTATAGATAAAATAAATGAACTAAATACTTCATTTGCTAGTCTAGGAAGTAGCTTAAAAGAATCTGTTAGCAAAATAAAGGTAGATGATATTAAAGGGATTAAAGAGTTGCTTACTATCTCTAAAGAATCTGAAAGACTAGCTAGAGAAAAAATTAAGACTGATAAAGAACTTTTAGACTTAGCTACTAAGAAGCAAGAAGCTGAAAAGAAACTTTTGTCTATAAGTCAGAAAATAGCAAAGCAAAAAGCTGAGTCTGATGCTAAGATGTTAAAGTCAGAAATGGATGCTTTGCAAAAGATTGAAGAATCTAATGCTAAAATGCTACGTAGCAAAAAAGAAACTAATGCGAAGATATTAGTAGATAAAAAAGAATCTATAGCTAAGATTGAAAAAGCACAAAAAGAATCTGATGCAAGAATAGCAACACAAGATGCTAAGACAGCAGAGATAAGAAATAAGATTAACATACAGAATCAGAAAGAAGCTGATAGAATTGCTAAACAAAATCAAAGAGAAGCAGAAAAGCAAGCTAAAGCAAATGAGAAAGCAGAAAAGCAAGCTAAAGATTTAGCTGATGCTTACAAACGATTATCTAATGCTACTAGAGATTTAAAAAATCAATCCAAAACGTTAGGTGCAGAAATGCTAGAATTAGAACGTGATGGAAAGAAAAATACTGATGAGTATAGAAAGCTAGCACTAGAGTATAGACACGTTACTACAGAAGCTAATTTAGCTGATAAAGCACTTAAAAAGCTAGATGCTAAAGTTGGTGATAATTTTAGAAATGTTGGTAACTACAGAAATGCTGTAAACAAGTTGTCTTATGCTTTAGGACAAATGGGATTAGCTTTTGGTGTATTTGAGGGTTTAAGATACTTTGTAGATGCACAAGTACAATTAAACACACTTCAATTATCATTACGTTCAGTATCTAAGGACACGCAAGAATTTAACGATAATTTTCAATTTGCTTCTGATGTTTCCAAAAGATATGGACAAGATATTAATAAGATTGTAGACACATACAAAAACTTTATAGCTTCAACTAATGAATCAAATGTATCTTTAGCTAGAAGAAAAGAATTGTATGAGCAGATTATAAAAGCTGGTTCAACATTAGCTTTAAGTAATGATGATATTGAGGGAACTTTAAGGGCTGTAGGACAGATATTTTCTAAGGGAACTGTTCAGAGTGAGGAACTTAGACAGCAATT